ATCGTAGAGGTGAAACCACAGAATTAAGCAATCATTTTGAACAACAACCAAAACAAGTTGCAGACGCTTTTGACGCATTAAAAGAACAACACGCACCAGACATTAATCCTTTGGCAGATGCATCTGAACTTGGTCAACATGAAATTAATGCTTTGGCTGATAAAGATGAAATAAGACAATCTGGAATTTCTAATGCATATAAACAATTAGTAGATGCAAATGGTGGTCAATTTCCAATTGATATACAAACATTATCAAAAAATGTTGATGATGCTTTATCCCAAAATTTAAAGAAAAATCATTTGTCTAGTGCGATTGCATCTGATTTGCAAGATTTTTATAAAGACCCTACATTTGAAAAATATGAGGCTTTGCGTACAAATACAGCAACAGAAATGCGTTCAAATTCCAATGGCAATGCTAGGGGTGCTGCTTATATTGTTAGACAAGAATTAGAAAAACTTCCAGTTTTTGGTGAAGAAAATGCAGAATTTGATCCTCATGCGGCACAGTTAAAACAACTTGCAGATAATGCAAGAAGTTTAGTCACAGAGCGTTCAAATGTAATTAAATATAACCCCGCTTATCGCAAAGCAATTGGAGAAGCTGCGGATATAAATTCTGCCGTTTCTGAAGGTGAAAGCCTAAACGCAGCTAAATTTCACAATCAATTTGTGTCCAATGCTACGCCAGAAGCAATCCGACGCATGAAAGCAGAAATTGCGCCTGATGACATTGCTCACCAAGCCATTACGTTTGGCGAGTTAAACCGTGCAAAAAATGCAGCAATCAGCGCCAAAAATGATTTGACTCCTGCGTCGCTTGCTACATTCCTTCAAAAAAACAAGTCGTCTTTAAATCAATCTTTAACTCCAGAAGCCATGCAAGGAGTTTCGGAAATTGGGTCATTGGCTAGTAAAATTGGACAACCAAAAACAGGCGTTTTTAATTATTCCAATACTTATAGTTCAATGCTTGGCGACATGACTAAACAAGGTTTAACAAGCGCGGCAGAGGCTAAACTTGCGGCATCAACTGGAGGTGCATCAATTCCTGTTGTTTCTTTGGTACGACAATTTGCACAGAAACGCAGCAAAGATGCATTTGCTAAACAAGCAATAGACCCATTCGGTGGGATAACAAAGGACTAACATGAGCGTCAATCTTTCACCCATCGGTAATGGCTTTCAGTTCTTTACCACTACCGGCATTCCGTTGGCTGGCGGATATCTTTACACCTACCTTGCAGGCAGCACCACCGCCACGGCTACCTATACAACTTCGGCGGGAACAACGGCTAACACCAATCCTATCCAATTGGGCACAGACGGACGGCCTCCGCAGGAAATCTGGCTCACTGCAGGAACCAATTACAAATTTGTCCTTGCCGACTCTACCAATGCCGTTATCCAAACCTACGATAACCTCTATGGAATAATTGGGACCAGCCCAAGCGTGTCGGCAGTACCCACCGGCGGCATCATTATGTGGTCAGGCAGCATTGGCTCCATCCCATCTGGGTATGTCTTGTGCGACGGTCAAAACGGCACGCCCAACCTTAAAGATTCTTTTGTTGTCGGCTCTGGCAATACTTACGCCGTGGGTAACACCGGAGGCTTTACGGCAGCGTCCACCAGCAGCAGCGGCACTTACCTGCCTACTTACTATTCCTTGGCCTACATTCAGAAAACTTAATCATGGAAACTCAAAGCCTAATTGACGTTGGCCTTGGCTCAATCATGGCCGTTTTAGGCTGGTTTGCCCGTGAATTGTGGGCGGCGGTCAAAGACCTTAAATCAGACTTGTCTAAGCTGCGGGAAGACCTTCCCAAAGAATACGTTGCTAAAGACGACTACCGCCAGGATATACGCGAACTTAAGGAAATCATGAACAAGGTCTTTGATAGGCTGGAAAACAAGGTAGACAAATGATTGATCCAATTACCCTAATTGCTACTGCAAGGGCTACCATTGCCGGGGTAAAACAAGCTATTGCATTGGGAAAAGATGCATCCGAATTAATCCACCAATTTTTCGACGCCAAAGACGCGGTGATGAAAGAGAAGGCCAACCCAACAAAGAAGCCTTTCCAATCCGTCAACAGTCAGGCAATGCAGATCATCCAACTTGCAGAAGAGATGCAGCAGGTGGAAGAAGAGATCAAAATGTCTTTCATGCGCCGAGGCAAGACTAACCTGTGGATGGATTTCCTGCGCGAAAGGAATCGAATCGTGGCTGAAAACAAATCTAATGAAGCAGCGGCTGAAAAAGCCAAGGCCAAACGCAATGCTGAGATACAAGAGGCAATCGAACTGGTGATGCTTATCGCTTTAATTGCCCTGCTCATTACCTTGGGCGCCTGGGGAACGATGTCGTATATTGATTTTATGAGGAAGTAAAAATGGATTGGTTAGCACAAATTGCTCCTACTATCGCTACGGCATTAGGTGGTCCCTTGGCTGGTATGGCGGTATCTGCCGTCAGTAAAGCTATTGGCTGCACACCAGAAGAGGTCCAGAACGTAATCAGCAGCAACAAACTAGACGCAACCCAAGTGGCTGCACTCCAGCAAGCTGAACTGGAACTTAAAAAGCAAGCGCAGGAGATGAGCCTAGACTTTGCAAAACTCGCAGTAGATGACCGTAAATCTGCCCGAGATATGCAATCCGTCACCAAGTCTTTTATTCCTCCGCTCCTTGCTTGAGCGTTACAGGTGGGTTTTTCGGGATACTTGTCGGGCTAATGTACGGACAAATCCAACACGCTCCACAGATTGACATCATGCTTGGCAGTCTTGGCACGGCTTGGACCGGCATCATCGGTTTCTACTTTGGATCATCTGCCTCTAGCCAGACCAAAGACCAACTTCTCCACCAATCGACACCGACATGAACTCAAACTTTACCAACTCTCTGGCCAACGTCCTTAAATCAGAGGGCGGTTTTGTTAACAATCCCGCCGATCCTGGCGGTATGACCAACCTTGGTTGCACTAAAGCGGTTTGGGAAGAATTTGTAGGCCATCCTGTATCCGAGGCTGATATGCGCGGTCTTACGCCAGATGATGTTGCGCCTTTGTACAAGCGTAAATATTGGGACAAGGTATCCGGTGACGACCTTCCTGCGGGACTGGATTACGCCGTGTTTGACGCTGCTATTAATAGTGGGCCAGGACGTGCTGCAAAGTGGCTACAAGAGGTCGTAGGCGTACAAGCTGATGGTGCTATTGGCAAAGGCACTTTGATGGCGGTGGAGGCTTTTAACTCAGAAGAACTTATTAAGGCATATTGCGCCAAACGTTTAGCATTCCTGCAAGACCTACCGACATTTGGAACATTTGGCAAAGGCTGGTCCACTCGGGTTGCCTCTGTACAACAAATTGCATCAAATCTAACATAAACATTGTTGCGTAACAGAAATATGTTACGTTCCAAGGGTTGCAACTGTGAGGTGCTCTAATGAACTTGCCAGACGCTGAATTTATCGAACTTTGGGCAACCCATAAATCACCTGCAAAAGTGGCTAAAGCAATGGGGACAAACCTCAGAAACGTCTATCGTCGCAGAGATAATCTTGCACAGAAATACAACATGAGCCTAGAAACCCACAAAGAAGTTAAGACATGGGTACCACCTCCCCCAAAATCTGAACTGGGCATTGAAAATGGAACAGTTGTTATTTTTTCTGACGCTCATTTCTGGCCTGGGATACGGACTACTGCTTTTCAGGGCTTACTGTGGGCAATTGAAAAGTTACAACCGAAAGCAGTTATTTGCAATGGTGATGCTTTTGACGGTGCATCTATCTCTCGCCATCCACCTTTGGGATGGAGTCGTACACCAAGCCTGATTGAAGAGTTGCATTGCTGCCAAGAGATGTTGGGTGAAATCTCAGAAGCCGCTAAAAAGGCTCGGCATAACACCAAACTTGTGTACACAATGGGCAACCATGACGCTCGATTTGAGATGCGTTTGGCGGCTAATGCACCACAATACGTTCAAACTCCCGGTTTTAAATTGTCTGATCATTTGACGGATTGGTCATTTTGTATGCTCACATGGGTGACAAATGACGTTATTGTCAAGCACCGATACAAGGGCGGTATCCATGCTACCCACAATAACACCGTAGGGGCTGGTAAGTCGATTGTCACGGGGCATCTGCATAGCCTTAAAGTAACACCGTTTGCTGACTACACCGGCAATAGGTTTGGGGTGGATACAGGCACTCTCGCAGAGCCTTATGGCCCCCAGTTTGAGTATGGGGAGGGCAACCCACTAAACCATCGGTCAGGCTTTGCGGTGCTGACAATTAAGGATGGTAAGCTGCTCTGGCCTGAACTGGTCCACAAATGGGATGATGGGCAGATCGAGTTTCGGGGTGAGGTAATAGACGTAAGCGGACTATAAAAAAAGGGGAGCATAAGCCCCCCTCTTGATGGTTGCAGAATTTACTCTGCTTCTTCTTCGACCAGCAACCATTCGCCGGTGTCTTCGTCCAGCCAGTACCAAGCATCGTATTCTTCGTCGTACCAGCAAAAGCACTCAAAGTCTTCGTCGTAAACGTACTCTTCGTCTTCGTCGAAAAGTTCAACAAAGCCTCCTTCACCTTCTTCGCACTCTTCCTCTTCAAATTCCTCGCACTCTTCCTCTTCAAACTCTTCTTCTTCTTCGTCGGAGACAACTTCCAAGTTGCCCATCATTTGAGCAATCTCTGCGAGGCGAACAATGGAACTTGTGCAGAACTCAAAATAACCGCCGTCTGCCATGTCAATAGATACCGTGAAATTCATAAGACCCCCAAAAATTTAGAGCAGCAACCCCGCTGCAATAACATCTTACACACTTTTTTTGACGGAACGTGCATACTTTGTATTAGGTGTTTTTTCCGGTTTAGGGCAATTTTCTGGCACATTAACAACGCACCAGACGGCACTAAGATACCTTTGCGTACCACGATACTGCCAGCGGTCAATGTAAGCATCGGGCATTGAATGCAATACTGCTCGCATACGTCCCTCAGGCGCATCAATCATTTGGTGCAATTGTGTCGTGGTCAGGCCATCTGGATGCGCTTTAAGCGCAGCGCGGACCTCTTTGTTATAGCTATACATTAAGTGTTCTTCTCCTTGAGTGCGGCTTCTGCCCACCGCATCATTGATTGATTTTTGTGAGATGTCAGTCATATTTTTTTGGGTCAGGTCGAGGGCAATGTTCAGGCGGAACGACTACGCACCAAATCGCCTCGCTTGTCACGTATCTTGTAGTCTCAGTCCATCGGTCAATGTAGGCATCAGGCATCTTGTAGATTGCGTCATACAGCGATGCATAGGGCGCATTGATCAATTTGCAGATCTCGCCCAGTGTCATACCATCAGGCTGTGCGCGAAGCATTCTGCGTATGTGTATAGCCCATGATTCTTTTTTTGAGATCATGTGTTCTCCCTTGCTCGTATTGCATCAACGTTTACCCAGCCCAAAGAATCCGCAAGCTCCAAAATAGCCTCACGCTCATCGGCGCGGATGAGGTCAATAAGGGTGGCAATCCCCTTGCGG